ATCCGTCTCCGTTCAGGTTATTGCACACTGATAAATACTAAAATAGAGGAATAGTCTGGTATCATGCCATTAAGAAACGTACCAATTACATATACCCTTGATCAGCAGCGACAGGAGATCAATGCTCTTGCTGGCGATGTCAATGACATTGACACTACTTTTAACGAAAGAGTAGATGATAGAGTAGGCACCCTAATTGTAGGTGGTGTTGGTATCGCATCGACTTACGATGATGCTGGAGGAACTGTAACTCTAGATGTAGCATTTAATGAGTTCTCTACATCAGCTGTGCTAGAAGGTACGAACCTTTACTACACAGACACCAGAGCAAATGCTGCTATCGATGCAAGAGTAACGCAGGCATTTGTTAATAACCTGAACATCACTAATCTTGGTCCTCAAGATGAAATTACTCTAACACTTGGTCAGACTACAAAGACTCTAACCCCTCTTAACTATAACAACACAAACTGGGATGCAGCATTTGGATGGGGCAATCATGCTTCTGTGGGTTATCTAACTAGTTATTCAGAAACCTCTACTATCCATGACGTTCTTGGTAGAGGAAATCAAACATCACTAGATCTGCAGGTATCTACACTCAAAGCAACTACCTTCTCATCTGTTGCAGCAAATACGAACCTCGTCCTGTCAGGAAACAATATTGTTTCCCAAGCAGACTTTAGAGTTGGTACAATCGATACCTCTCTATCAAATGACTATGGTGTCAGAGCAAATGCTGACGGTGAAGTTATTATTAACCATGCACCAACTGCTGGTGGTCTAACACTGAAGTCTGGTGGTAACTCTACGTTTACTGTTGACAATCTCGGCAGACTAAATGGCGTTGTTAAGTTTGTAACTTCTGATGGTAATGCTGGACAATCTTTGACCACTGATGGCAATGGTCAACTGTATTGGGGTGAAGGTGGTGGCGCTAACGTCGAAGTTAGTGATACTCCTCCATCAGGCGCTGCTAGCGGTGACATGTGGTGGGAGAGTGATTCTGGTCGCCTCAAAGTTTACTACAACAATGGAGTAAATCCAGCAGCATGGGTTGATGCATCTCCACCACTAAAAGTTGATGCACCCAATAGTACATTTGCAAACAATGTAGGAAATCTATCTGCCGACTCTCCATCCGATCCCGTGTTTGAAGACACGAATGGTATTTTCAATGTCACCCTACAAGTCTCTACATTCGCTAGAAATAAGATCAGTGTATTGTTAGGATCTGTAACAGGATCAAACAACACAAATGGCACTATTATTTTACAGAGAGTTGTTGGAGCAGCAACTACAGATATCTGCACAATTAAGTGTCCAGACCCAGCTGTAACTGGTATTATTCCGATTGCATTTGATTTTGTAGATGTACATGGACAATCTACTGGAACTAACATCACTTATCAATTGAGTTTGGTGTTGAATGTTTCTGGTACTAGAACTGTATCGGAAACTAGTCAGCTGTTCGTTACCGAAATTTGAAATAAATAACTAAACGGAGAGATCTTAAGAAATGGCAATCTTATTCCCAGATACCGCTGGTCAACTAACAGACGGTTCATTTACACATACCGAAGGTGGTTTAACCTGGATCTGGAATGGAACCAGTTGGAGATCTAGTGGCGGAACTCTTGATACATATGTGCTGCCCACAGCAAGCACTTCTGTATTGGGTGGCGTCAAAGTAGATGGAACTACCGTCACTATCAGCAACGGTGTAATTAGCTCCGCTGGAGGTGGCGGTGGAGGTGGTGGAGGCACCAGTCTAGGAAGTAGACAAGCATTCAACAACTCCACTAGTACGGGTCATGGTAATAATTCATCAGAAAACATTACCATCACCGCATACAAAGGATATGCACTTTACAAGATTGAAGTATCAGAACCTGCATGGGTAACTTTGTATGCAAGTTCTTCTGCTAGAGCAGCAGATACAAATCGTCCCATCACTCAAGATCCTACTCCTGGCAGTGGCGTGATCGCAGAAGCAATTACACAATCACAGTCAGAGACTGTTTTATTCACTCCTGCAGTGATTGGATTTAATGACGACTCTACTCCAAGCACAAACGTATATCTAAAAGTTGTAAATAGAAGCGGATCTACACAATCTATTAACGTAGAACTAACGGTAACCCAGCTAGAGGCATAAAATGGCGAAGGTATTATTAGATGTAATTCTTGCAGAGGGAACCGATAAGCAAGAATTCGTAGATAGCTTCAACGCCGAGACTGAAGCAGACTGGTGGAATATGCTAGGCAGTATGCCTAATCTGCTTGTTATGAACGTTGAGGAAGATTATGTAGAAACCTTCCGTTCACATTCTTCAGTTGTCCAAGCAACAGAAATTCCAGAAGCGTTTGAAGCTTCTACTCCACCTTCAACGGAGGAGATGACAAAGTGGATGACTTCTAGTACAAGTTCTTCTCATAGGGATCCGTCTGGAGATGGAGCTGATAATGCTCCCGTGCAATTCATCTATGACTCCAATGAAGTCTTGCCAACTGATATCGCTGGAACCCCTTTAAGTGTAGGAAGAGACGACGATTCTTTTTCTACAGGAAAAGCAGAAACTTTTCGTCAGAGATGGACAGGAAAGCACGTTGATATTGTAACTCTAGAAGTAGGACCAATATCAACTGGTTATAATGGACTGCATGATACTCATCCAGACTTCCAAAAGTTAGCAAGCGAAGATGACTCTCATGCGAGAGTAGATCCTTACTGGTATCAGTGTACAGCACACTCCAATATGAAGAATACCATCACAGTTGATCCTGCTGATGGAACTAGAGAAACATACAGTATTTCTGTGTCTTTTGGCGGAACTGGTATCTATACTTTGAGTGGAACGGATAGAAACGGATCTATCAGTGGTAGTAATCCTCCCCTATTATTTCAAGAAGGAGATACTGTAATTTTTAGCGTAAATGCTCCTGGACATCCATTTGAAATTCGTCTTGCTGATGGTGGCGCTGCAGTAAATGATGGCAGTGTTACAAATAATGGTGCTTCTGCTGGAGATGTAGGATGGACATTAAGAACATCATCTAGAGTCATCCCAATGGACTGGCCAGATCTAGAGGGAAGTTCTAATAACCAAGTCACCAACAACAATGCAGCATTCTCAAACCATGGTATCGGTGTATTGAGTGCTGCTGGTGGAACTATTTGTGGTTTTGCAAAGAAAGCAAATCTATATGCGATGTATTTGGTTTCTGGCGACAGTCCTACAGAATGTATCCAAGCTGCTATTGATTGGCATAATTCCAAATCAAATAACCCAGAAACAGGAGTTCCCAACCCAACTATTTTTATTGCAGAATATCAATATCTGAATGATAGAAGAACTGCAATTCCTATCGATACTATCGCTACAATTAATAAAGCAGATGGTAATACAGTGAATAGACCAAGTGCTGCAACTTCTGATAACAGTCCCTATTGGTATCAGTGCCAGGCACACCCAAACATGAAAGGCAATATTATTATTAGCGCCACTGATGGTAACCCACAAAACTACACTATCAATGTAAGTTTTGGTGGAACTGGAATTTACAGTATGAGTGGTTCTGATAGAAATGGATCAGTTTCTGGAAACAACCCAACTCTTAATATCAAAGATGGAGATACTATAACCTTTAATGTTAATGCATCTGGTCACCCATTTATGATTAGAGATGCGGACCAAGGAGCTGACATCAATGATGGTAGTGTAACTGGACAAGGTAGTACACAAGGTAATGTTGTTCTCACTACATCGACATCTGGATGGGGAACAGATTACAGTGAATTTGTAAAAGAGAATATTATTCCATGGAAAGTTTATAGTCCTGGTAGCACAGACTATCAATGGTGTGTAGTCATGCCAAGTCAGTCTGAATATAGTTCTTTAAAAACAGCATTGGACAATGCGTGGAATGCTGGTATTGTTTGTATTAACGCTGCTGGTAATAATGGGGGAACTTATAACAAGCAAAATAGTCAAACAGATACAAGTTTATCAATTGATCCTGCTGCGACTCCCTATAACATTATTGGCATTAGTTATGGTTCCAACAACGTTGACAGCACTAACAGTACAACCACTTGGTATCCTTTTAGATCATATGGTCCACATGGTGTAGAGAGTAATATTGATGTTGCTGCTGGATATAATTCGGAAGATTATCCTGGACTAGATGGATACACGAATAGAGGACCAGGTATTGACATCGTTGGACTAGGTGCCAACACATACACGGCATATCAGTCTAGTCAATATGGATCATTCCGTTGGGGCATGTTCTCTGGAACTAGTTGTGCTACACCAACAGTTGTAGGAAAGGCAGCATGTATTATGGAGGAATACTTCTGGTATAACGGTGCTTGGCCAACACCAGATCAAACGAAAGAATTATTGCTATCCAAAGCAGCGAACAAAGCTCGTGGGTTCCTCTCTGGTGGAAGCGGTTTCTCCTGGTCTAATGTTCCTAGTGCAGGCGGTGCATCTTTGTCAAATGAGATCTCGTTCGGTAACTGTCAAATTGCAAACGGCAGTGGCAATGGTGGATACAAGTACACAGAACTAACTGGCACCACACACTTGAGAGCGTATTTTGATCCACAGGATGCAGATAGTCACCCATATAAAATGAGAGTTAAGCATCATGGGAAGAGACCTAGCGATGTTGTATATGGCGGACCAACATACCCTAGAACTAATAATGCCGTAGGGCGTCACCGTATGGAGTTACCAGATCTGACATAAATATAGATACTTGTTATATTCAAATGGATAATGCACAGTTGCGAGCTGAATTTGAAAAACAGTTTGCAGATTATGATCTGAAGATTAGAAAAGGCGAAGAAGAACTTGCCAAGATGCGCGAATATCGCACTAAACTAGAAGGCGGTTTGGAAGCACTCAACCTATTAGAACAGGGCACCGATGGCAGCGATACCAGTCAACATACTGATTGATAAAGGAGCAGACTTCGCAGTCACCTTTTTCATCACTAATAAAGATGGCACTCCACTAAACATGTCGGGGTACACTGGTGCTGCTGCCATGAAGAAGAGTTATTCAGCAACTACTTCAGTTCCATTTACTCTAGATTTTGTTAACAGAACTACAGGGGAAATTGCCCTGATGTTGACAGATACAGAAACTCTAGCATTGGATCGTAGAAGATATGTCTATGACATTGTTCTTACAGATCCCAATGGATATAAGACCAGAGTCATTATGGGAAATGCAGAAGTAAGTCCTGGAGTTTCCTGATGGCACAGTATAACGTCAGGGTTGGTAATAATGCATATCGTGTTGGTAAGCAATTACCATCACAACATAAACTTGACGTAAACTACCAGATTCCGTCGAAGTCAGTACAGTATTCAAATCTTCTGATTGAATCACTGGCATCACAATTTGATGGAACCCAAGACACATTCAATATCGTTGTTAATGGAGAACCGTACACTCCATTGAACGAAGAGCAATTATTAATTTCTATTGGCGACAGTGTACTGTCACCTGGAGTTGATTATATTGTTTCCAACGATCAGATTGTTTTTAGTACACCGCCATCTGCGGGTGTGCAGTTTTTTGGAGTGGCATATGCTACTACCGCAGATCTAACTAGAACTCTCAACTATGTCATAGACAGTGGTTCTTTCCCTATGGGGAATGGTCCAAAAGGAACTATGACAGTTGATGTCACTGGCATCATTGAGTCTTGGACTATCCTTGCAGATAGTGAAGGCAATATTGAAGTTGACATTGAGAAGTGTAGTTTTGACGATTTCCCTAACTTCCAATCTATCTGCGGTACTGAACGTCCTACACTGGGAGTCATAAATAGTAGTACGGCTAGAAAAAACAAAGATGATAGTCTGTCTACCTGGAACACCACGGTGAATGCGGGGGACATTTTCCAGTTCAAAGTGAACTATTCGATCAACATCTCACGATGCATGATCTCACTAAAACTGAAACTATAAATAGTATTCGATATAAATAAATTTACACCGAGAGATAAACACGGAGAGTTTACATGGCACTGCTAGTAACCGACAACGGTGAAATTGATTCTCTACGTAATCTGCTGAATGCAAACCAGGAGATTCCTAGAAATCTAATTCTTAAGTTGTTCTGCACAAACACTACTCCTACGGAGAGTGACACCCCATCCCAAACAAGATATTATGAGCCATACACCAACAACAACTCGTTGGGTTACGGTTCTGCACCTGTAACGGGATATCATCAAGTTCAAAATAACAGAACTGATCAAGATTATTCTAACCAGTATGGCATTCTTCTGAATGGCAACAACTGGGCAATCAACACCCTTTCTACTGCTGCAACCCAGGTTGCTGGTGACGGTACAACTGGTGAGTACCTAATCACTGTTGCTTCTAACACAGGCATCAAGAAAGGCGATTATGTTACTGGTGGTTCTGTCGGCACTGGTGCATACGTCGTAGATATCGATGGTCTAACTCTCCTCTTAAGTGTCAAGAACACTGGTACATTTACCGCACAAAACCTAGACTTCGGCGCTGGTAGAACGACTGCTTCCTATCCAGAGCAAACCTTCACCTTCACTGGTGCTGCTGGCGATGTCTATGGTTACATGCTTGTTCGTGCGAACAACATGCCTACTAGCATCCATGGTGTACTCGACGCTGGAACCGCTGCTGCTGGAACCACCATCAGCAAGACTGGAATCCGTGGTACTATCGGCAATGACTACATTGTTCTTGCTGCTATCACCAACACCACCACCGTTACTGGTACTTCTGGTGAGTTTGACATCACTGTCGGTGCTACAACTGGTCTCGCTCCTTATCAGCGCGTCACTGGTACTGGTATTGCTCCTGGTGCAAGAATCGTTGGTATCGCAGGAACCACTGTTTACCTAGATAAAGCAAACGTTGGTGCTGTATCTGGTAACGGCACATTCCAGACTGAAGTTGGCGAAGACCTCGCAGTCGGCATGGTAGTTTCCCAGACTGGCACTGCTGGTGTTCAGGGTGGTGCTCCTAACGGCATTGACGCTAACACTGTTATCACTGGTATCGATCACGTTACCTATGATGACGCTGGTGCAGTATTGGAAGGACAAGTCACTGTTTACCTGAACAATGCACTGATCGACAACATTCAGCCTTCTAACAACAATGACGAAGTTGAATTTGACTTCAGCAAGGTAACCGCAACTGCTCACGGTCTCGTCAAGGGAGACACCATCTACATCGATCAAGGTACTGCTAACACCACTACAACTGCTAGCACCTACACCGTATTTGATGTAATCGACGCAAATACCTTCACTACAACTCCTGCGCTTGACGGCACTGGATCTCTAACTCTTTACAGCGCGATCTTCTTCGCTGAAAGATTTACGAATGGTCCATACGCTATTCAAAACGCTGGTGACCAAATCAAAGTCACCCTGAACGTCAGCCTCGACTGATCTTCTGAAATTGAGTTCTACATTATGGGGGGATTGCTTCACTGGCGATCCCCCTATTTTTTTAACTTGGCTGTAGTCTATGGTATTCTCCTACGCTGGATCTGGAAGAATGCCCCAGTTCAATGCTGTTGAGGCGCTGGGGTTAATTTCTTACAGCTATACAGCGGCGGTACTAAACGAGTTTATTAAATTAGATTTTGGTGCGGTTGGGCTCCCCTATTGGGTTATTGCAGACCACGCAAACAAAGTCATCGAAGATTAT